GCAAGAAAAGTTGACTGTGATTTATGCAAAAGGTTGTTTTTGTCTGTACAGAGTATTTTCAGACAGAGGACGAGAAGGTTTATTTTTTCGAGCCTATGGAAAAAGAAATATCCGTTGAGGATATGCAGAAGATTGTGGATGCAAACGAGAAATTAGTTAAGGAGGTGAAAGATGGAAATAAATAAAATCTACAATGAAAATTGTCTTGATACTATGGCAAGGATGCCAGATTGCTTTGTTGATTTGACTGTGACAAGCCCACCTTACGACAATTTGAGGAATTACAATGGCTACAGTTTCGATTTTGAGGCAGTAGCAAAAGAATTGTTCAGAGTAACTAAACAAGGTGGTGTTGTTGTTTGGGTTGTTGGAGATGCTACAATAAAAGGAAGTGAAACGGGTACTTCGTTTAAGCAGGCTTTGTATTTCAGGGAAATTGGTTTTAATTTACATGATACTATGATTTGGCAAAAAATAAGCCCATTTCAACATAAAAATAGATATATTCAACAATTTGAGTATATGTTCGTATTTAGTAAGGGTGTGCTAAAAACGGCAAATTTAATATGTGATAGAAAAAACATATATGCTGGTACAAAAATACATGGAACGGAAAGACAGTTTAATGGAATTACAAAACCGTTGTCGGATGTTCAAAAAAACAAAACAGTAAAAGAATTTGGAGCAAGGTACAATATTTGGAATATGCCGCCAAATAAAAATAATAAAACCGGACATCCAGCGGTTTTTCCAGATCAGCTTGCAAATGACCATATCCTATCTTGGAGCAATGAAGGAGATTTGGTTTATGACCCATTCATGGGAAGCGGAACAACTGCAAAAATGGCAATTCTAAATAACAGGAACTGGATAGGTAGTGAAATATCAAAAGAATACTGTGAAATTGCAGAGAAGCGAATAAATGAAAATATATAAAATCACAGAAGCAAGCAATTATCTTGGGGTGTCAATAAATACACTCAAGACGCTTGCCAATAACGGAAAGATAAAATCTTTCAAGACTACTGGAGAACATAGGCGTTTTCGTCAAGATGATTTAGACGCTTATATGGGTGTCGAGAAAGAGAAGCAAGAAAAGTTGACTGTGATTTACGCCAGATGTAGCACTGCTAAACAGAAAGAAAATCTTGAGCGGCAGAAAGACAGATTAAGAAAATACGCCGAAAACAAAGGCTACAAGTTTATCCTGATTGATGAGATAGCAAGTGGGATAAATGAGAAGCGAAACGGTATACATAAATTAATCAAGATGTGCTTTGAAGGTAAAGTTGAACGAGTGCTGATTGAATATAAAGACAGACTTGCCCGATTCGGCTATGAATATCTGGATGCTATTTTTAAGAATCTTGAGATTATAGTTGAAGTTGTCGAGACAAAAGAAAAGAAATATGAAGAAGAATTAGCAGAGGATATTATGAAAATCCTTACCTGTTATTCAGCCCGTTTTTACGGAAGAAGAGGCGGGAGAAAGAAGAAAAATACGGCTGAGAATGAGCCTATCGAATCTAATGGAATTTAAAAAGGAGGTAAAATTGGGAAAGAATGAAGTAAAAAAATGTCTCGATAGACTAAGTGAAAGATTAATAAATGAAAAGGGAATGACAAATATAGGAACTGCAATATGGAGATTAGACAAATCACAAGATCTCATGATTAAACAAACAGTTGGTGAATTCCTTAGCCAACCAGAAAATCAAAGTGGAGATTGGTATATAGATGGTGGATGGGGAGGACCACCGGGGCCAGTCATGGTTCATTGGGACCCTCTATTTAAACAATGGATTAGTTTCGGTTTTCCTCCATGGGAAGAAAATGTAGAAAGATGGAATCGCATAAGGGAGGATGTATGGAACAAACAGAAGTAACAAGAAATCAGATTGTAAATGAGTTGTTAAGAATTGGCCATGGAGATTTGAAAATCTACAGTGACACTGGCTTGAAAGCAGTAAAAGTCGAGCCTGAATTGTTCGCACATCTTATTGCTTGGAATGAAAAGAAAGGGGAAGTAAGAGATTCCAAGAAGGCATTTCCTATCCTTGCTCTGAGAGGAGAAAAGGACGATGAACTCTATGAGAATGCAGCGGCTCATCTTTGCTTGCTTTCTCCGAGAGATCTGGTAAGTGCGTGTCGCTATCATAGAGAACTTCCTCCTGCACCTGGAGCTGGATGGATCAAGAAAGCAGTAAACAAGTTTCTTACGGAAAGAGAACGAAATCAAAGATGGTGGGATGCAACTGTTCTGCAGCATCGTGAGAGCATTAAAACTCTCTATGCTATGTACCACATTCCACCGACTGATCGAACTCAGGCTATTCTATTTGAAAAGAAATATCCTCCTGGAAGTGTTTTTGAGAAGGTGAAAGAACTCAAGAACATGAAACCGGACGAGGCTGCAGGAACGATCTTGAACCACAAGATACCATTTCTAATTGCGGTTGGGGCTTTGGGAGGTATTAAGGGAAAAACCGATATTCTGCTTGCTTTGATAGAGAGAATGAGTGGATCTGAGCTGATCAATAATACGGCTATGCTTCAGAAGGCAGGAGTGTTTGAAAATCCTGCTCTAAAAGCTGCTTATGATTCTGGAATCTCCAGAGCAAAGAAGGATAAGAAAGTAGCTACTCTCAAAGCAGGGAAAGCAGCCAAGATCCTTGAATCTGTCGATGCCAAAGTAGCTGCAAAGCTCGATAATCTCCAGGAAGAGAAATTATCTGAAACTAAAATTGATGGAGATTGGCTTGTTCTTGGTGATCGTTCTGGATCGATGCATCAGGCAGTTGACCTTGCCAAGCAGGTTGCTGCTTTGATCGCTCATCAGGTTTCTGGAAAAGTTTATCTTGTCTTTTTTAATGATAAACCGACCTTTTTTGATGTGTCTGGGAAGTCGCTGACTGAGATTCAGGAACAGACAAAAAGAGTTAGCGCGTCTGGTATGACATCGATTGGTTGTGGACTGGATTATTTAAAGACCAAGGGGATTTTGGTAAATGGAATTGCCATTGTATCTGATGGAGGTGACAATACATATCCAATGTTTCATACTGCATACAAAGATTATTCAAAGCAACTTGGAATTCAACCTACAACATATTTATTTCATGTAAAAGGAGAAGGTAATTATTTAGGCGCTTATTGTGGTCCAAATGGAATTCAATTAGAAACGTTTGAAATTGGAAGTCACGTTGATTATTATTCATTGGGAATGATTGTTAAGACAATGAGATCAAATATGTATTCATTGGTTGACGAGATCATGGAAATTTCACTCTTAACGTTTGACAAAGTATTCAAGGGCAAGTGATGGAATAGGCAGACATAGAAGACTTAAAATCTTCTGGCCAATGTGGTCGTAAGAGTTCGAACCTCTTCTTGCCCACCAAATCCTAAAAAGGAGAAATAAAAATGAAAATCACAATGATTGTTGAGAACACCAATGTTGAGAACATTGCAACTGTTGAGGAATTGATACTTGCCAAGTCTCAGCTCCAGACTATTGATGCTGGCTACCAGGAATTGGGAATTGAGACTCCTGAGTGGGTTTCAAATCTCCTCCTGTCTGCCGATCACGAGATCACCATGAGAGCCAAGGGAGAGCTGATGAAGAGGCTTCGAGCTGCCAAGGCTCGGAAATCCGCTCTGCTCTCCAGGGACGAGAAAAGGGCTGCTCTGGATGCTGAGATTGCCGAATTGGAGAGCAAACTCGGATAGTTACACTTTTTCAGTAATTTTACTGGAAAGTGTGCTATACTTAGTTCGGTGTTAGTTCTCCCTCTTGTTGAGCCCCGTAGGGATTGGCCCTACGGGGTAATTTTTTTGGAAAATTTTCAAAATCATGGTATGATGTAACCGTACCATTCATAGTTTTTCTCCTGAATCGCCCCGTAGAGATTGGCTCTACGGGGTAAAAAATTTTTTACTAAAGTTTTGACTGTCAATTCCAGCGATTAGCTCTAAACCACCAATTTTATTAGACATAAAAATGCTTGACAGAACACTCTTTTTTTCAGATAGTGGAGGTGTGCCAGATATTTTAAGTTGATTTTATGCGAAAGGGTCGTATAATGAGATTGACATGGTGTGTACTGGACGTTTCCAAGTCTCAAATAGGCTCCCACAGCCTGTCTCCTTTCTTGGAAAGTCAACTGGCTTGTAAGATATCTGGCAGTATCCTTCAAGCATTGGAAACGTCCAGTAGACAGCATGTCTTTTCTTTTGTGGGGGTCGACCCATGGCTCCCAATTTAAACCCCAATTCACATCGATTTAGTAGTCATTCAAAGCCTTCCACAAAAGCGTCTCAAGATAGCTTGAGACAGTCAGGAGAACGAAATGCCATTGTTTTTTGATCCTCCTCGTGCATCCTCACTGGAAGAACTATTTTTATATGAGGATAAAGACTATATTTACCTTCCAAGAGGTATGATATTCTTATTGGGAAATATAAAGAAAACATCGATTCTATTCGCATTGGTTGCAAAAAGAGATTTGTTAAAACTTATTGATAAGCAAGATTATTTTAATATTT